CAATATGCATTATCTTTTTCCAAAATACAGAGCAATACTAATGGATAAATTGTATCCTCTACTAAGAAACAATAGAATGGACGAAACAACTCGACTTAGACTTACATATGAACTTCTAAATGGGACAAGAAAGTATAAATATTTCAAACCATGTCTTCATCGGTATTTGAGAGAGCAAGTTGAATCGAGATATATTCAGATTCCAGTTGAAGAATGGGACATTGCATTATTTCTTCCGACAGACCGATTTAAAAAAGCCACAAGAAGAAAGGTCTGGGCACAATCAAGAAAGGACATATTCTTAGGAAGGTAAGGAAAAATTTAAATGAACATAAATCAATTTAAAGCAAGTTTAAGGGGACAGCACTTAGCCTCTCCTTCAAACTTTAGAGTAATGTTCTCCGGGGGAGTTTTAAAGAGTGGACCGGCGAGGGCAATTGCATTTCAATGTAACCAGGCCCAACTGCCTGGGCAATCTTTTGCCACCAACGAAATTAGAACATACGGACCTATTCGCAAAATGCCATATTCTTTTATCTATGACGATCTTCAATTGGGAATTTATTGCACAGAAGACATGGATGTAAAGAGAACCTTTGATGATTGGATGAATGCCGTTGGAGACAACATAACTGGTGATTTTAATTATTATAGCAATTATACTACGGACATTGACATTGAACAATTAGATAGTAAGGGAAGAGTTACATATGCAATTAAAGTCTTGGAGGCATATCCGATGATGGTTCAGCCCCTTGCATTAGATTATTCTCAATCAAATTCATTTCATAATTTACCAGTAACATTTGCATTCCGCAAATGGAGGGAAGAGCCAATTCCACTCAACCCCTTTGCGAGCAATCTTAATATTAACTCTCTTTATCCAAATTTTGATATTTCATCAACCCTAGATAGATTTGGAGTTGCTGTTGTTAGTCGAGCAGAAGGACAGGTTTCTGCTAAAATTGAACAAGGAATTAGTTTTGCAGGATCAGTTGCATCTGCATCAACATCAACAAACAAAACACACTCATCTGATAATTATTTTATTAACAATTAATTGCAATTACCTTGGAGGAATAACACATTATGGCATTACCGAAACTTGATGTACCGATACATGAATTGACTTTACCATCGACCGGAGAAAAACTTAAATACCGACCCTTTCTAGTAAAAGAACAAAAGATTCTTTTCATGGCAAACGAAGGGGAAGACTCAAAAGAAATGGTAGATTCTTTACGCCAAATCATAACCAATTGTTGCATTGACGACATAGAAGTAGAAGACCTTCCAATTTTTGATATAGAATATATTTTTCTACAACTGCGATCTAAGTCTGTTGGGGAACAATCTACTCTACAATTTAAGTGTCAAAATGTCATGGAAGAAAGCACTTGTGGTGGAATTGTTGAAATGAATTTAGATTTATCAAAAATTAAAGTTCATAAAGACAAAAAGCATAATCCTAAAATTCAACTAACAAAAGACCTTGGGATGATTATGAGATACCCAAAAATTGAATTGTTATCTGAAATTGAAGGGCTGACTGAAGGAAAAGAGGATATGAATGAAATTCTAAAAATTATTGTTAAATGTATTGATAACATTTATGATTCTGATAATGTATACAGCGCAAAAGACCATACCCTAGAAGAACTAGAAGAATTCCTTTTAGGAATGACCCAAGATCAATTTGAAAAAATTCAACTCTTCTTCGAGACAATGCCAAAACTAAAGGAAAATGTTAAATATAAGTGCAACAAATGTGGCTTAGAAGATGCAGTTGATTTGGAGGGACTGCAAAGTTTTTTTTAGTAGGGCTATCTCACGATAGCCTTGATAATTATTATAAGGTTAATTTTGCAATGATGCAGGATCATAAATATACTTTAAGCGATTTAGATAATATGATTCCTTGGGAACGAGAACTTTATGTTGCATTTTTACTTGCTCATTTAGAAGAAGAAAGAAAAAGAACAGAAGCCCAAAACGCAAAATTTAAGTAAAGGAATATAAATTTAATGGCCCTTCCTAACCCAGCAGCAGCAGTAGATAAAAAAACCCAGGCATCCAACGATCAGCTTCTTAAATTAACTCAAGAAATGCTAAAGCTCTTGGACGTGATTGCAGAGGCCACAGATGTTGCAGCAGATGAACAAGAAGTAATTGAAGAGCAAACCTCAAAAACTGCAAAAATAGAAGCAGCAATGCTTCGTATCAAAAAGCTAGAAGTTACCAAAAATATAGCCAAAACTCTCTGGCAAAGAAAAGTAAATCAGGCATTAATCAAAAGAGAAAAACAAAAATTCAATATGATGATACGGCAATCTGCCTCGTTATCTCATATTGAACAACATCTTACTGGATTTTCCGAAGGCATTGTAGACCTTCCCGCAACTCTGGACACAAACATGAGGGGAATTACTTCTCAAATTGGAGATTTTACTCTGAAAGTGGCTGGTGGATTTGGATTAATGAGAAAGGCCGGAGAAACTGCTGCGAAATGGACAAAGGGCGGATTTAATAAATTGTTCGGTCAAGGAGAAAAGAGAGCCAAAAAAGAAGAAGAAGGAAAACTCAAAGCAGTCGAAAATGATCGAGAAAATCGAAGGTTTTGGGGAAAAATGCTTGATGCCCTTGGCAGCATAAAGGGAGAAAAAGGAAAAAAAGAAGACAATATTTGGGGGAAACTGTTTCAGGCGGTTGTTCTGTTGGGAACTTTTCTTATGGCATGGTTCGCTGGATTATTCACAGAACTTGATAATCAATTATTGGCACTAAGAGCATGGATAAGGCAGACCTGGGTTGGTAAGTTAGTATTAAGACTAAAGAAGATTCAAAAACTTGGAATAGGAGGACTGGTTACAAGAATTTTGGCTCCCTTTGAAAAAATTATACTATGGATAAAGGGAAAATGGCTAAAGGCTACTGAAGGCATATCAACAATGTGGACGAAACTTACAACCAATTTGACAAAATGGTTTCCAAAACTTTCTAAAATTATAAATCCAATCCTGGGTATTGGTCCACGACTTTTAGGATTATTGGCTAAGGTTGCCTGGCCCCTTACGATATTACTTATGGCATGGGAGGCTATTAAGGGATTTATGAAAGGGTGGGAAAAATATGCCACGGGAGGATTCTGGGATGGTGTAATGGGCGGAATTCTTGGGGCCTTTGAAGGTATATTAAGATTTTTTACTGATGACCTTTTAAACTTAGCAAAAGACGTTGTTGCATGGCTTCTAGGAAAATTTGGCTGGACAGACCTAGAAGCGAAGCTAGATTCATTTGAATTCAATATTTCTGGAATAGTAACTGGTTGGTTAACTTCTGCGATAAATTGGATATATGGCCTCTTTGGATTAACACCATTAGGAGTTCCAGCCGAAGGAACTTTTCCAGAAGATGAAGATTGGACATTATCGGGAATGTTAAATAGTGTCTGGGAAGGAATTAAAGATTGGTTTCTTGACATGATTAATTGGAAAAAGGTTAGAGCAGAAATGATGGCAGGGAAAGCGACAAATGCCGATGGAACCAAAATCAATGGAATGGGTGATATAATAATGTACTTCATTGACCAATTTGTTAACTGGTTTTCAGAATTTCTTAGTTTTGATTTTGGAAAAGTACAGGAATGGTTCTTTACTAAAATGGGCTCAATGGGAGACACTCTTCGTGGATGGTTAGGAGGAGACACCGACGAGGCGGGAAAAACAAAGGGAATAAGCCCATCAGAAACACAAGGACTTCTTGATAAAGTAAACTCCTATGCTGATAGAATTATGACCCAACATGATTTAATCAATGGGCTTCAGAAGCAAATTAATGAATTAACAGCGGCATATGACAATGCAAGAGCGACAGCGGGAGGCGGGGCGATTGCAGTTACAAATTCAAGTGGAGGAACTGTAACCCAAGTTGCAATGCAAGGAACTCCTAATGTGCGGAATACCGCTGCAATGAATGGGGATGTAAAATAATAAAAACAAAAGGCCGTAAAAAAGGGGGGCTACCAAAAAGGCAACCCCCCTAATTTTATTGGACTATGTTAAAGACTAAACGTCTTCTGCCAACTTGCTGAAGTATGACAAATTATCATCATCTCCATTATTATCAGAAGTCTCCAATGCAGGAGCAGCTTCGACCGCACGCGACGGTGCAGGCTGAACATACTCTCTCTCTTCAACTTCATTCGACGGAGCAGAATTTCCAATGACTCGTTCAAAACGAGACTTCAATTCCGCATACTCCTTGAACTGATCGGGAGCAACAAGAGCTTCCAAAGAATACTCCTTCTTCCAAATCTGTTCAAGCTCTCCATCGTCATCCAACAATGCCGAAGGACTGGCAAACTCTGACTTGTCATAGTTACGGAATCCCGCAACCTGACGGGCGCGCAACTTAAAGTCGGCACCTTCCCACAAATCAAACGGATTCACGGGAGTCTCGTCATCAAACTCCGGGTGCATGGTATCCTTGATCTTGTCATGGATCTTCTTTCCGTACTGATACAGAAAGACCTTGCCCTCGTTCTCAGGATTCGCAGGATCGCTCACTACATAGATATTTGAAAAATATTGTAGCTTACGCTTCTGCTTGCGAGCAGTTTCCTTGTCTGCATCGACACCAGAGTTCCAGAGTCGAGTATTATACTCGGACACCGGATCTTTCTTTCCGAGAGTGGTCAACGATTTCTCGATATACCAACCACCCGGTCCCTGGAATCCATGAGTGAACAAGCGAACCCACGGAATATCCTCACCATCCGGTGCAGGAAGAAACCGAAGAACTGCATGGCCGTTTCCAGCCTTGTCCACAGTCAGCTTCCAAATGCGATCATCTCCGTTGGAACCCCGTTCGGTTCGTGTGTTGCTATTGAGCTTTTCAATCTCTTTGGTGAGACTGTCAATGCTCTTCTTGCGATTCTTTTTTAATTGACTAAATGACATATATTTCTCCTTGTATTATTTTGTCGTATTGTCGTATCCAATATTCCTAAAGTGCTTCAGGAATATCTTCATTTTTATTTAGTAATCTATTATGAATTAATTCATCTGCCTCCTTTGCATAATTTTGATACTCATCCAAAACTTCTCGTTGCTTTTGAATAACTTCTACACAACGATCAATCTGATCCTTCAGAATTTTGTTTTCTGCCTTGAGTAAACGAATCTTTCTTCTCGATTGAAAAAATTCTTTAATCATTTGTTACAAACTCCTCCTGTAATATTTTCTTAAATTTACCAGAATCTATTTTTAAAAAGGGACGATACTTACAAAGATAAAAGTATGCATCACCCCAGACCAACTCGTCATCAATTTCTCTGTCCCACTTCTCAAAGCAATTCAATACTGAATCAATTCCAATTAGCGTCTCGGCATCCACTTCTCCACGCGCATACATAGTAAAAAGAGGCGGGTGCTGACCCTCGGAACATTCAAACAATTCATCAAATGTACCGTCCCAAGAGTCAGCAACCCTAGAAACATTTTCCTTAAATAGATAAGATAGGGATTCCTGTTTCTTCTTCCATTTCGTATATCGAGCTTCTGCCTTGACTCCAACCAGATCCCGAATCCAAAACTGTCGATCCTCGGTCATGTTGGCAATCAAATAATTCACCAACTCATCAACCCGATTAAATTTCTTTGCGAGTTTCTCAAAGAAGATTCGATCACGTCGCAACTTAAAAGATCCCTCGTTGGGCCTGACCTTCCCGTGATATTTAAAATAATCATATTCCTTTTTATTGAAATGAAACTTCAATGCAAGATAAGTCTGGTAGACATCAAAACTCGATACCATGTTTATTATCCCACTCTTCCAGATATTTAACTAACACATCCCGATGCGGAGTCATTCCGCGATACTCAAGAACATCTTTGGGTGTGGTTAGTATAGCAGAAAGCAATCCAGAACACAAGTCCTTATCGCGACAAATTTGTTCAATATAATGCAAATAAGTTCTAATTGTAAATATAATATCCCCGTTATCAATTTTCTTTAGTGTCTGGCGCTCCACTCGGATGAACGTGTGGGGAACATCTTCCTCGGTGACTGGCGGCGAGGGATGTCGCGGATATGCCCTATTCAATAATCCCGAAGTTGAATATGTCCAATTAAATCTTTCTACTGGCTTATCCTTTTCCATCTCATCCATCTTCTTGGTAACTATATCACCAATAGCCTCATTGATCTGGGGAACCGGAGAGTGAATTTCATCCAGCGGCTTACCAATCTTATCCCTCAATGACCAATGCGAAGGAAAACACACAGAACCCGCAATGAGAACCCAACCCTCGTCGCGACGACGAAGAATACAAACATCCTCTTGGATCGCTCGCGTCAAAAGCTCAAGACCATACTTGGAAGTATAGTTTTGCGTTGCATTAGAAGGCAGAAGATCAGCTTGAGGTCCACCATAGTAACACCTGTACAAAGTGTTTTCATCTTTTCCCCTATTGTCACGATCTAACTGAAAGAGACTCCGATCACTATTGTTCCATTCAAGCTGCCCATAATTAGGATTGTGCCCAATGGTTCTTGTACTCATATATGGAAATTCAATATCAACAAGATCCAACCATGCCGCGAGCGCAGCCCACTTATGGGCAGGCGAAGTCTTCTTCTTGTTAATATCCTGATACACCACACCGCGATGCTTTTCAAAAAGCATATTCTTCATCGCAATATAATAAGGATAGAAACAATCAAAATGAAAAATTTCTTCATTTTCAATTGGCTTCATACCAACATCTAGGTTTCCCTTGCCGTTTGCATAGGGAGTAAACACGGGAGCCACCAATTCACTATATGCAGCGTGGTGAATCCCCTGCCCATGTTTCG